CGTCGTCAGTCATAAGCTGGTTGGTGTGTCCCTGTTAAACTAAGAGCAAACCGCCCGCGTGGCATGTTCCTACTGAATGGCGTAACACTTCCAATCGACGCCTGTTTTACAGATCCGGCAACTGGCATCCAATACCCAGCCAATTGGCTGAGGTTGTCCAGCCCTGAGGATCGCGCCGCCATCGGAATCACGGAGGCACCGGACCCAGTTTGGTACGACCAGCGCTTCTACTGGGGCCCAGAGTTACCGAAGGAGCATAGCCAACTCGTTGATCAGTGGATCGGCCAGACCCGTACCACGGCAAACACGTTGCTGGCTCCAACTGACTGGATGGTGATACGCGAGGCCGATAACGGCAAGCCCATGGACGCTGCCATCAAGGCCGAGCGCCAAGGCATCCGCGAGGCCGCTGGCACCAAGATTGCAGCCATCAACGCCACCGCTGCCACCGCTGAGCTAGCTGCGTACGTCACCAGCGCTGCATACTCAAGCTGGAGCGCACCGGAGCCAGAGCCAGAGGCGCCTGTGGTGTTCTCATCTAATACCACCACCTCAGCATTTGGCTGATGTGGCTGGGCTAAACTAGGGGCGAAGGTCGATTGCCGCCACGCCAGTGATTGAGATTGTCGCTGCTGCCGCTGGTGCCGTTCTGGGCATTGCCGCTTCCGGCATCGGTGGAATGCTACGCCGTGACAACGACGCTGCTTCTGCAGTTGTACGCCTTACCGCTGCCGTAGAGCACATCGCTGGTGAGGTGAGTCTTATGCGCGGTGAAATGCGCGAAGATCGTACTGAGCTATTTGGCCGCCTAGGCAAGATCGAGCAACGTGTAGCCACATTGGAGGCCCGGCAATGAATCCGCTCCAGCTACTGGGCGCCGCATCAGGCGTAAATGCCATGTTGGTCGGCCAGCTTGTGTTCAGCGTTGCATTTATCGGCGGCTGCGAACTCCCAAACTGGATCGTAGGTCCACGCCAAACCAACGCCTGCCTAGAGCGCTGGTACGTCGTCACTGCATTGTTTTTCCCATCGGCAGCACAAGGCCAAACCAGTACGATTATTGCGGAAGTCGATAAACGACGCCGTAACATTTTCGGAAGTGATTCCTGATGGCAAATCTCCGTCTCAAAGATTTTTTTACCTTTTACAAAGGGCTTCCACACCAGCTTGCTGCAATCCAGCAGCTACAGGAAGCCATGCCCGCAGAACTACTAGACCGCAAAGCTGCCTGGTACGAAACCTGGAAAGCGGGCGGCAAAACAAACATAAAAAACTGGCTGATTAAACGTGAAGAGTTAGCCCAAATAACGGGCTACCCAGCTCGCAGTTTTAACGATGCGTTTTGTCAAGACCTGACAGATCTTTTAATCGCCACTGGGTTTGACAAGCACCCGGCAGCCACATCAATGTTGCTGGCAAATCTATGCCACGAATCCGCCGGATTTGTGTACATGAAAGAAATTGCAAGTGGCAACGACTATGAGTGGAGAACTGACTTAGGCAACACCCAGGACGGGGACGGCCCAAAGTTCAAAGGATGCGGACCCCTACAAGTAACCGGACGTGGTAACTTTCTTAGGTTTCAACGCTGGTTGAAAGATAATCGCGGCATAGACGACCCACGCATAACCAGCGAAGGCACCAACTACGTTGCCGACAAATACCCATTTCTAATCGCTGTAAGCTGGATCAAAGACAACCACCTTCTCGATGTCTGCCTAAACAAAGGTTTTGACGCATGTTGCCAGCGCATCAATGGCGGCTGGAACGGAATTGATGATCGCCATCTTTGGTATGACAAATGTCGCCGCGTTCTTGGAGTCTGAGTGGATCATCAAATCGACGAAACAGAACTGATCCCCAAAAAAGTCACAAAACGTCGATTTCGCAAGTCCATAATCCATGCCTGGAACGGTCGATGCGCTTACTGCAACGAAATTCTGGGTCGCAACTCAACACTAGACCACGTTCTACCCCGCTCAAAGGGTGGGGAGACGACGCTTACAAATCTTGTGGCGTGTTGTTTTTCCTGTAACAGTCACAAATCGTCACATCCCGTATTTGAGTGGTTTCAATCCCGCGATGAATACTGCCCCGAGCGCGAACACCGCCTGCACTGCTGGATCAGCGGCGAGACTCATGAGTCTCATCCGCTTTTGCACGAACACGAATCTGCCACATCACAATGGCTTGCCAGAGCTGAGAATGCTCAGCCCGAACCCCCAGACCAGTAACCCGCCATTCGCCGGATTCGGTCTCCACCACTGCCATTACCGAGTTTTCGTGATCCAATGCAGTAGGCTGGGGCGCATCTACAAGTCTGCCAATGGCCTGGGCCTCATGGATGGTTCCAAACATCCCATACCACAAAGAACTACAGATCGAGACTGGAGTGCGGTCCATCGAAGCCTGCAAAGACACCCCACGTGTAGCGCAACTTGCCGCAGCTTTATACCGTCAAAACCACATGTACGAACAGATAATAAAAAACGCAACCAAACACATTATGGAGTTAGAGCTTAACGAACTCGTCGCAACCATGGAGCATTCTAAATAGCTTTTGTTCCCCCGAAAGCTGTATCTGCCTAATACGCTCTCTACTAAGACCCAGCTCCTGTGCCATAACGGTATTGGTACGTATGTCCGCTCCATCCAGCCCATTTTTGTGCCTTAGCACATACTGAGTTTTCTCATCAAGAAACTGAATACATTCATGTAATTTATCAAAACGTCTAACTTGATCTACCCGGTCAAAAATATCATCAGCATTCTGCTGGTTCGGATCAGACATCAAATCAATTAACGACCTATCGTTATCTTCTGCAACAACAGTTTGATCCAATGACGTAGTGCGCTGCCCCTTCAAGAGCATTTCCTGCATAGCGTCAACGGTCATCTCTAAAGCTCCGGCCACTTCAGCGTGGGTCGGTTTACGCCCCAGCTCAATCCCTAGATGGTGCTTAACTTTCCTAATTTTGGCCAGTTTTTCAGCAATATGCGATGGAACGCGCAAAGTACGCTCCTTCATATCAATAGCCCGCTGCATAGATTGCCGAATCCACCAATACGCATAAGTGCTGAATTTATAGCCCTTAGTTGCATCAAATAATTCAACAGCCCGCATCAATCCCAACGCCCCTTCCTGGACCAAATCCAGCATCTCCAGCGACTGCACCACGTGTTTGTAACGTTTTGTAATGTGCACCACCAACCGCAGATTGCAGTTTACAAATTTCCTCTTTGCGGCTTCCCCCCTCCGCACTGTCTTGCGTTCCTTGGGCGTAAGTTCACGCTTCAGTGCAGTAAGTTCCGCTCCCGCTTTAATTTGCCGCGCCAACTCAATTTCTTCTGTGGGCGTCAGCAGTGGATACCTATTGATCTCCGCCATGTAATCGCCAAAAGTGTCAGCAGCCATAACCCTGGAACGGAACGGCGCTACCCTAGCACACTAGACTGCTGGATCAATAATCTGCTTTATCTTTTTGCTGATTTTTCCTTCTACGCGATTGCGCACAGAAGCAGCCCAGGCGGCTTCATCCATAGCCAAGGCCGCTTTGTACTGGGACGCTTCACACACGCGCTCTAGGTACGCATATATAGCCTTACGAGCTGCTTCGGTTACTCGCACCTTATCCCGCGCTGCAATCTCCTCTAACAAGTCGTACCTTGACCTATCCAGCAGGATCTGTAGGTACTGCTTTTTACCGTGAACTAGCGACAAAGATCTCTAGACTGCTACAGAACAGTCTAGCAGTTTAGCGCCAGCCAGCATCCCGTAACCGCTTTGCCTCCATAGTTTCAACTATTGCATCCATCTGTCTCTTTCTAGCCCTACCCCGTTGCTTGGTACACCCGGCCCTAACATCCCAGGCCCACTCTAAAAACATTGCAGCCCGTTGTAGATCCGCTGTGGTGGCACGGGCCACTGCACGAAGCAAGCGGCCCATGATTTCCTTTCTAGCGGAATCCGCGATCACTTCGCCTCAGCCCAACTCTTCCCCCACTTTGCCTCAGCCAGCGCTGGAACGTCTCCAAGCCACAGGGCTTCTGCCTTTTCCATGGCTTTCTGAAGCAGCTTTGCCCACTTTTCCTCCGTGCCTTCTTGCACTTCAAGGATCACTTCATCGTGTACTACCCCAGCCAGCTTCACCTCCATTTCCCCGCACCTAAGTAGCACTGGCCATAGCAGTCCCAGAGCGCGTTTCATCACCGCCGCCCCAGCGCCTTGCACAGGAGTGTTGCACCGGGTGGTTAGTTTGTTGTTTTCCCCCACCAAAAGTCGCCGCATACGCGACTTACGGATAAAAATCGCTGCATCTGCACCAGAATTATTAGCTGCTTCGGCATTTGCACGCTGCCACTTACTGATGCCTGGGTAGGCTCGATGGAACGCTTCCCTGATTTCGTGCGCCTCCTCCAGGTCCATCTGAATCCCCATAGCGCCAGCGTATTCCCTCAATCCTTTGGCCCCACTACCAAACAACAGGCCAAAGTTGGCGGATTTTGCAATCTGCCGCTGTTCCTTTGTTACTGCAGCTTCTTCCACGCCATAAATCTCCATCGCAGTCAACGTATGCAGGTCCTTTTCTTCCTGGAACGCTGCAATCATCGTGTCGTCTTTGGCCTCGGCTGCCGCGAGTCTTAGCTCCATTTGAGCGAAGTCAGCCACAACCAATAACTTGCCTTTTGGGGCCTGCACGCAAGCCCTAAAATTCTGGTCCCGTGGCACCTGTTGCAAATTAGGTTTCATGCAACTCATACGCCCCGTATCTGCACCCAACTGCATGTAGCTGGCGCGTATCCGTCCATCATCACTCTGCGCTTGAATCAGCGATTCCGCCATCTGCCGCCGTTTCTCCACCCGCTTCCATTCCATGTACCGTGCCACCACAGCATGGTCCGCAGCGTATTGGCGTAAGGCTTGCCTACTAGCGCTAGGTTTGCCATCAGCATCGGTCGGCACTTTACCCAAGACACCTGTCAATGCCCTCACCAGTTGAGCTGGCGAGTTCAGATTAAATCCAGCCATCTTTTTGGTGCCCAATCTAACTGATCCTTCAGTCTTAGTTCTCAAATTAAACGACCCATCCTCCTCCCTAGGTAATTTCTCTTCCTGAGGTAACGCTTCATCTAACTCCACAATAAACAGATCCTTAAGTCTTTCTTGTTCTTGCGCTAGGTCTAGCTGTAGTTGATTAAGCATTTCTTTATCAAACGGCAATCCAGTTCTCCACAACTGCGCCATCGCGGGCAACGCTGCATTCTCCAGAGCCCAAGCTGTATGAAGTGCAGCTTTTGCCATGTGTTGATTTATCACGCCGTCCAGTTGAATCAACACCGCCACATCATTGACTGCGTATTCAATCTGCTGGGGCGTTAGTTCCCCACTCCAGTCACTTCTTTGGAGTTCCTTGGGCAGCTCAATATTTAGCCACCGCTGCACAACATGCTGAAGCCCGTGCTTAACGTTGGGCATCCCATTCAGCAATAGACGGCTGGCAAGCATCGAACACTGCACCGTGCCGGTCGGCCTAATGCCGTGTTCCTGCAACCAACCCAGGTCAAATACTGCATTGTGCGCGATCCAGTAGCGCTTCATTGCAAAAAACTGGTCTACCTTGTCCCAGCCGTCTTCATCAAGATCAAAACAATCAATAACAACTGGTTCGCGGTCTATTGCTGCAAACTGCAGCAACCTCAATTTGCCGATTTCGGGCTGTAGCTGGAGCGTTTCACAGTCAAAAGCAATGGTGGTGGCGGTGGCAAGAGTGGCCAGACCGTGAACACCGAAAATGAACGACATGCCTAGTAGGGCGAATGCGGTTCTACTGTAGCACCCTAGATAATGGTTTTGGTGTCCGCTGTTGGCTCGACTTCGGCAGCTTCTGGTACGACTTCAGCGATCCACTCCCGAAGCCGTTTCCCGGTAGGAGTGGAAGCAGGCCATTTACAAAACTTAAGCAACTGTTTGGAATCTTTACAAATGCACGACATCAGAGGCTGCCAGGCTAGGTAATAAAAGCCTCCATACCCAGAAAATTTTACGCGCTCAATTTTTAGCGCACCGGGCACAACAAACTCGTCGGGAACTATCACTGGAAAGTTACTCTGCGGTAGCCTGGCAATCTACGCACCACGCTGTTTGTTCCCCAACGCACAGCATTTCGGGGAATGTCTATCTCGCATGTGTACCATTTGTAGTCACATTTAGTGCATCTACGATCCCGAATAATCGACTCAACAGTGTCATGGCGCGTACTAACTGCGCGGATTTCGGAGCAATCACAAAGAGGACAATTCATTTGGCTCAGTATCAGCTGGAGGCTTTGATTGTGCTTTGACAGCGCCCCAAGCAGCGATTTCTTTGAACACTTTTGCCTCTCCTACGGTCTGCATTCGCACAGACCAAGCATCTATCTGATCCAAAGATGGGCATGGTGCGGTGTCAGTCATTGGGCAATGCCTCCAGGGCCCGCCGGACGGTGTTCAAGTCAGCGATGTCGAGCGTTACTTGCCCGTCAGGAGTGGGCAACACTTTCAGCGCTTTTAGCGCCTGCTCCTTCAAGCTCGGCGGCTTTGGGCGGCGAGCGGCGCGGAGATCAGCTTCATCCAGCCCCCAGTCATCTATCAGCGCACAACACGCCTCCAGCTCCTGGTCGGCGCCAGCGGCGTAAGCGCGGTTAATTAGCCACAACTCTCGGGTAAGGACGTCTGCGACGCCGTGTGGGACTAAACTGCGTAACAATACCACCAACCCTTGCGGTGGGGTGATTGGGTGTTGGTTAGTCATTGTTCTGGTGTACCGGGGAGTGGATAGGTGTCTAGGTGTTTTAGTAGTCGCCGCAAATACCACAGCGATTTTGATGCGTTGAGGGTTGGGTCGTCTTTGTCCCACATGCGGAGCATGTAGCGCAGCACGTGGCCCTGGCAGTTGCCCAGAACGGGCGTAGGTGCCCGACCGATGGCATCTTCAATAATGTCGATGACTTCCATCCGCCCAGTGGTGTAGTGGGACGGGTGGTTTACAGGATCAGGACCGGTCATGGGTGAACAGATGGACGGCGCTAGTGTAGCACAGAAGGCTGGCTTACCACTTCACCCTGTCGGCCCAGTAGGCGGCAGACAGTTTGCCCTTCGCAATGTTGTCGGCATGGCGAGCCTTGAATGCAGCCCTACGGGCCTTATCTGCGGCTGATTCACCTTTTTTCGGTGGCGACCCAGACACACCCTGCTGACCAAAACGGATCAGCTTGACCGTATCGCCTTCCTTAGCAAGCACAACATGGGACTTGTTTGGGTTGTTTGGAGTGCGCTTGGGCTTGTTGTACCCCTCAAATTCCTCACCACGGTAGGTGATCATTTTTTCTTCTTGGCTGTTTTGGCGGATGCTTTGAATGCGGATGCCGTTGGGCGGCCAGCTTCACCTGGCCGCGCCATACGTTCTTTACTCCCCGACTCAATCCGTTTGCGCTTGGCGGCGATGTTGGCGTAAAGGCCAGGTTTTTTAGGGGTTGCCATAGCGCTGTCGTAATTGACCCGAGGTTAGCTCAGTCCATTCCAGTGCTCCACGCTTCCTCCGCTTTAGCCCTAAGGGCCTCCAGCTCTGCACTGGTGCGGTCTCCCTCGCGTGCGCGTATAGATTGAAAATCGTGTCCTTCTGCTCCAGATCCCTGTCCACCACTAGATTTAGCAGTGGGACACTGGTCTATTTCTGCGTGAGGTGTCCCCCTGGTGTCCGCCCCAGCTTCGGTTCCCCCCTCCAAACCAGGTTTAGCAGGTGGACACTCACCACTTTTTAGGGGGGCTGTCCCACTGCTACTTTCCAGTCCACCATTACCTTCTGCCTCAGTAGGACACCTATACAACAACGCCCCCTGTGCGCGAGAAGAGAGAACTGCCTGGTAGTGGGGTGTAGGACTTCCACCTCTCCCTGGAACGACCTCTTCGTGATCGACGCGGATCAACCCGCGCTTGAGAAGACGCTGGAGCGACTTTCTGATGGCGTCCACAGAGCCTCCGCAGACCGGATCGGAGTTCAGGTCCAGCCGTGAGCGGGTGGAGGGGTAGACGGTCCGCAGACGGGCCAGTACGCGATCAGTAACCCCACTGGGGGAGCTGGTGCCGGAATCCTGCTCAGGGGTCCAATCTGCAAGGGTGAAGCTGAGGTCAGCCTCCTGGCGCATGATCAGCCGCGTTCCACCACGCCCACTACGGGATTTCTCGATGGTGACAATCCGCGCATCCTGTCCGGTCTCTTCCAACTGCTTCGAGCTGGGGCGTGAAAGGCTCCAGGTTTCATCCACGGCATCCCGAATAGCCGAGGTGCCCCTAAACCCGCCCTGCTTATTGGCGTGGTGAATGATCAGGATCGTCGCGGCTGGAAAGAGGATCCCGTTATTCCGTGTCAACCAGTACAGGGGGCTCGCAAAGTCGCTCTTATTCTCATCAAAAGCCTTGCCCCCACTACAACCAATCAACGAGTCAATCACCACCAGCTTGGGTTTCACGTCGTGCATGAGCTTCACAAACTGCGCGTAGCGCTGGATCGACCACTCACTCCGCAAAGTGACGGGAGCATCCATAGGCATCCCAACCTCCTCTAACTGCTCCTGGAGCTGCACCAAGGGCTGGTCCCCGTTAAGCAGCAGCACAGGCCCAGCTTGAACTGGAACGGCCTTCCCACGGATCACAAAGGGCGCTCCGGTGGCAATGTGCTTAGCCAGCGTCCAGGCACTCATGGACTTGCCATCCCCACCTGCCCCATAGACCAACACCACCGCCGGGCAAGGCAACAGATCTGGAATGAGGTATTCCCGTTTGAAGTCGGTCTGCATGAGTTCTTTCAAGCTCATGGTGTCCGTCTGCCCCTCAAATTGGATCTGGTCAACAATCAGCCTTTCAAGGGCACTTTGATCTCTGTATCCAGCCCTGAGCGAAAGCTGGTTGAGTTTGAAGTTCATCTCGGCTGGATTGTCCAGCTCCATAAGAACCTTTGCCTCCCGCATCACCTCATCAAATCCCAGCAATTCCTGGCGAACCTTCTGGACTGCTGCCTCAGCACCCTCAACAATCTTCTTGGTGCTTTCACTAAACCTCAGCCGTTTCGGGTCTTGCTGGTCCGCCAACCAAATCAGTGTTCCCAGCCCAATAGCACCGCCAGCCTTAAAGCTGTTCCACCGATCTTCACAAGGATTCGCAGACTCCCAAACATCGGAATACTCAACGTCTTCCGCACTCCAAGCACTCCACAGCGTCAAACCCAGCTCGTTCGGTAGCACCGAGTGGATCGCCATCCCAACTTTCACCCAGTGGTCATGGCTGCCGACCCCCTGCTGTGGAATAACCCGCAGACAGTCCTGCACAATCTCAGCAATCTCATCGTCCGAGCGGTCGTCTAGCTGGAGCGCCTTGCGGTTTTTAACGAGGCCTTCACCAGCTGGGACGCCCTTTGCCTCTCGCATCTCCGCTATGAGCCACCCAGGAGCCTCAGGAAGGGCCTCTAAGTCGCCGGTGAACCCGTAAGTACCCGCAGGGGCCTTGCCGTCTTGTGAGCCCGGATAGGCCCCATAGAGAAGGCCTTGCCGTCCCCACAAAACTTCATATCCGCCCCTGCTGTCGCTCAACCCAAAACCTTTGACCTCGCTCCAATGCTCTTCTGGCACTGTGAAGAGGTATTTGGCCGCATTCGCCTTTGTACTTTTAACGACTGGAGCGCCTATTAAAGATTCGCCCCATTTCTTTAATAAGGCCCCGAGGTTGCGATCCACATCGAGAATCACCAACCCACCACTGCGCGGTCCAGTGAATACGCCGACGGCTTTGAAGACACAGGGGCGCCTTTCAATGGCCAACGCCACATCCTCCGGCCCTAGCACACGGTGGTGCGCCTCTTCCAGAGGTGTTTTGCCCTTGCTGATCTTCCCTGACTTGAGCGCCTCGCCCTTGGCGTAGATAGGGGCGTAGGCCATTCCGGCGGGCAGTTGCCGCACGAAATCCAGCAGCTCTGTAGCACACAACATGATACAATCCCAAGTGAAGAGTTAGCCGCGACCCAGTGCCCGCAAGCGCTGGGTCGTTTTCATATGGTAGCTGTTGACAGACCCTTTGTCAGCTGCTACTGTATTGGAGTACAGCCCACCGAACGAAGTTCACAGGGCATCACACAACACCCCATGGCATTCCTTTCAAAGTCCGCCTCTGCCGCTATCGCCCCCAAAACGGGCGGTGCCTACCTTACACCCAGCAAAATTGCTGACGGTGGATCGGTTCGCTTTGCCCTGCTATCCGAGGAGCCGCTTGAGTTTTACGAAACCTGGGGCCAGGATGCCTCCGGTTCCCTCAAGCCTTTCAGGTTCCCCCAAGAACCCACCGCCGAGGAAGTAGTGCTGGAGCTGGGTAGCTACGAACCCCGCACCCGCGACAATGGCAGCCTAGACGTTAAGTTTTGCATCGCTTTGCCCGTCTATCACTATGAAGACGCCAAGGTAAAGGTTTTGCAGCTTTCCC